CCAGTAGGAGCCGAAGCTGGACCTGCATTTATCGGAGCGGTGTCGGTTCCAGTTGCATTACCGCCACCAGTAGATGCAGACGCAGGACCTGCGCTGATTGGTGTTGCGTCGGTGCCTGAGGAACCAGCAGGCGGAGTTCTGTTCGCGCTCGCGGGAGGCGGAGGTGGTGGAGCTGTAGCTGGGCTTGGTTTATTTACAGGAGAAGCAGCCGGTCTTGACGTAGCACCTTCGCCTTCAAACTTGATAAGACCCGCTTCGTAACGAATTTTATCAAAATCATAGATAAGAGTGTTACCCTCAAGTCTTATAGCATTGAATGCCTCAGGAAGCTCGGCTTGCTTCGATGGTTTGCCAGCATTTTTTTGTAATACATTCCATCTAGATGTTTGCTCGCCAGTTTCTCTATCAGCTGAGATTTGAAGTTCCAACATTGGAGCTTTTTCTTCGTCCGTCTCAGATTCTGTTTGTATTTCTGGTGGTTTTTCGCGTGGACCAGATGGAGCTGCTGGTGTTACTGGCGGTGTTACAACTGGTGTTGCAGCCGATGGTTGTTTTACTGCAGGTTCTGCAGCTGGTGTTACTGGCGATGTTACAACTGGTGTTGCAGCTGGAAGAGGAGTTTCAGCTGGCTGCGCTGGAGGAGGTGGTGCCGATGGAGGTGCAGGAACTGGAGCTGGCGTTGAAAGAGTTGCTGCTGTCTCCGGTTTTGCTACTGGAGCTGCAGCTGGTTGAGGTATTGCCTCCGGAGCGGGTGGCGGTTCTACTGCTGGTTTCGCAGCTGGTAGTTCAGGCGCGACTGGAGCAGCTGGAGCTGTTGGTTTGGTTGGTGGCTCTGCTACTACCGGCGTCGCAGCTGGAGCAGCTGGCGCTGGTGCTGCAACTGGTTCTTTTGTTGCTGGCGTAGCTGACAGTTCAGGTAATCCTGGAGCTGCTGTTGCTGCTGGTGTTGAAGGAGTAGCAGCTGGCGATGAGGGAGAAGGAGCTGATGATGGTGTCGAAGGTGTTGGCGCAGCCACTGGTGCTGTGAGAGCGGGAGATGTCGATGGAGCACCCGGAGTAGCTACTGGTGCAGCTGTTTGTGGTGCTGCTACAGATGCAGGTGGAGCTGCTACAACCGGCGGATTCGTTGGTACTGCTGTTTGACTGACTGTTACTGGAGCAGATGGTTGTTGAATTCTCGACGCATCGGTTTCTGATACTGGATGATTTCGATTGTAGTTATCTAGAGCTGTTCTAGTGTTAGTTACTCTATTTCTGTTGATTGGTGTATTGTTTCTGCTAAGATCGCGCTGAGCTTGCGCATGCGCTTCAATAAGACGTTGTCTCTCAGGATCTTCTAGATTTTCCGTAAGACCAGCCTGTTCTCTTCTTTCCTCAGAACGTTGTCTTTGCGCATCGAGTACAGGTTGTTCTGATGGAGTGACATTTTGCGTATCACCCATCTGGCTAACGTCGCCAAGATTTTCTCTAGTAGCTTCTTGCTGGCGCTCAGCAGTTGTCAGTTCTTCTGGGCTCGGTGGAGGTGGTGCTGGAGTTTGCTCTTCATCTTCATCGTCGTCTTGCTCGTTTTCGGGTAAAGAATTAAACTCTTGCCAAAGTTGATACAGAGCATAAACATCCGAAACAGCGAGACCGATAGTAACTGCTGCGACAAGCCAACCAGCAATAGGAACCGTAGCTAACCCCGCACTCGTAGCTAATCTAGCTCCTATTCTGGCGAATATCGCAGGCGCTCTTCTACGTAGAAATCTCATAAATCTAGACCAGCGAGATCTAGGAGATCTAGTTCTTGCTGATGGTTTTTGACGGCGTTCTGGTCTATCTAATCCAGGTAGATCAGGAATATTCGGTCCGTCGTTGTCTCCACCACCCAACAGCCCAGGCAATAATGAAGCTGACTGAGGATTAGATGATCTTTTCAGTCCAGCCAGAATCTGTTCTAGTAATTGATTTTGTTTACTTTGTGCGTCGATAATCGCATTGAATGTATCGTTGTTTTTGCTGAACGAAGCATTCAACGATGTTCTGGTTCTTTTAGAATCGTACTCTTCTCTGTCAGTTTTAGAACCAGAAACTTTATTGAGAATCCTACCAAGCGTAGGAAACATTTTATTGAACGCAGCAGACCCAAGTCTTGTTGCTGCGCGTGCAGCTCCACTAGCAATTGATGTTGTTCTATTTGCTGCAGGTAGAGCTCTTCTCGCCATTATGCTCTACCTGCAATCTTCTCTTGACCGCGTGTCCAGGCAGCAACACCAAGGATAGCACCGAATGCCATATGAATCAGACCACCATTCGATAGGGTCAAAGGTTGCCAGGTTGTGTACGGGAAATCTACGCCCACGATACCTTTGAATATTGGTAGGACAATGCTAAGCAAAGGGAATATTATGAAATCAAATGCGCAGATAGCCATATACAGCCAACCCATCGCTGGGCGCCAATATGTCTTGGACCAATGTTCGTCTTGTTTTGCCATCTGATGCTTTGCTATCATAGCATCAATTTCAGCCTGAGCAAGTCCAACAGCTGGGTGCTGATTCTGATTCGTTCCAGTAGTAGAGTTGTTCATTCCACCACCAAAAGTTCCAACGGGAATTTGTGATGAAGAAGAGGAGTTTACTGGAGGGTTATTAACTGCACGAATAGGCGGAGGAGGAAGTGGTGGCGTATTATTCATCGCCCTCACTTCGTCCTGTGCAGGTTTTGGTTCATTATTGTCGTCATCCGGATCCGGTGTTGCAAATCTAGGCATTCTTTCTCCTGTGCTCTTCAAGCTCTTTTAGATATTGCAGGAGCATTTCAACAAAGATGTCACGTTCGAACGGATAAAGATTTTCAATATCTGCAACAGAATATTTATGATGTTGAACCAACGAGAATATGGAAACGTAGTAATTCTCTAAAGTATTATGGTTCAATCCAACGTAAAAAAATCTGAGAGCGTTGTTAGCTCAATCACCCTACTGTTGCCATTCTTGTTCTTGTATTCAATCTTGTAATACAGCTTGGGAACATTAGACATGAATGTTTGAATCTTTTGAAAGATATCAACACCGACATCGTCAAGGAACTGTTCGATTTCTTTCTTGGTGTAATCTGATGGATCGAAAATGTCATCACCATCGTAGATCTTATCAATACAACGAACGATCAATTCGTAGAAAGCGTCTTCGCCTGATTTCAAAAACTCTTTGTCATCAAACAAAGATGCTGGTGGATAACGCATCTGTATTCCCATGCCGTCGGTGATCTTTACGACCCTCTCAACTTTCTCCGGAAACTTGACTTCGATTTCTTTTAGGTCAATTTCAAAGTTATACAGTTCTTGATCTTCATTGTCTCGGTAAGAAACCTTAACAACATTATTGACAGACACAGATCTCAGCTGAATGAAGAGATACTCTAGATCAAAAATAGCCAGCTTGTCAACGTCGAATGAATCGTTGATAGCGCAGTTGTTTACGACCTGCTTGATTGCTCTGAGCATATCACCTGAATCTTCCGATGCTTTAGCCATCAACAGAAGCTTCTCTTCCTTGACTAGAAACGGACGGAAAGGTTCTACTTTCTTACGATCGAAACCAGATGATGGAACATGAAATTCATAAATTGGGTGTTTGATTTTAGGTAGTGGCATAATATAACTCCATTGTTAAAAATAGTAAAATTAACCCGATAATCCACCAGGACCAAAAAGCATCCCGTCAGGAGATACATTTGGATTTTGTTGATTGTAAGGATTTGTTGGTTTGTTAACTCTAGGATCCAAACCAATTTCGTTTCTTGGTGATTCGGTTGGTGTTCGAACTACTTGTGCTGTTTGACCAGGACTTATACTCACGCGTGAATCGTATGCACCCATGTTGTAACCACTGTAAAACCATTCTTTGAATGCGAACCTTACACTGAATTCGTACAATTTATTATTTTCGCTCCAAGACAAACTCACATCACTTAACGAAATCGGAAAAGCTTCTTTCAAAATGATAGCGTTGGTTTGATTGCCAGCATTATCAAAAATGAAAATTTGAATATCAGTCTCGTAGTACTTTTTATATTCAACTTTATAGCTAGGTTGACTTCCTCCACTCACCCCAGTATAGTCAAATATTCCATTCATCCACTTGGTGAAGTATTTCCAAAAAGCATTGTTGTTCATATCAACAAAATTGATATCAATGTCTGTGAAATTGACATTGGTAGGGAACTTCTGCGATGGTCCAACACCATAACGTGAAACGTTTTGTGTATCCAAGTCAACCCCTGGAATTTTCACAGAGTTTGCTCTATACTCGATTGAAGGGTCTATTACTGGATTGGGACCCATCATATAAGGTGGTCTGAACCTAACAATAAACTTGTTAGTCTGTAGAGTTCCTCTATCATTGATATGAGCCGAAAATCTTGCGATGTTGAACATTAGATCATCTCTCTCGACTCGCGCCAGACTTTGTCTTTGGTTGCTTTTCTGAATTGTTCTGTCGGCAGCATCAACGCGGAATCCCAGTTGGTAGGTTCAATATTTAGGTAATTACTCGCGACGTGATCCCAAAGATAATGTTTCAAACATGGCTTGAACCAACGGTACTTAGATGCAGAAGCCAAGACTTGATAAGAGATCTTCAACTTTGTTGTATCATTGTGCTTGGTATTGTTAACAATTTGATACAGAGCGTCCATGAGTTTCGCTCGCAATACAGGCGGGAGATAATGTAGATTGATTCCTAGAAATCCGTTGTCTTTGAAATCAACAAGAAAAATCAATGGAAACAAATCGTAGTAAGGAAGTGTCTCTTTGTGTTTTGGATCATAGAAGAACGTATACATCTTGCCAATAGACTTCTGATCTAGAGTAGTCTTGATGTTCTGTTTGTCATTCATCATACGACGACGGTTGACAG